GCTATTATCGAGTTCGTTAATCTTGTTCCAAATGACGGAGTAGCCCCAAACACAAGTGCCAACAATGGCGATAACTTTCGCCATAAATGCCAAGTTTGCTTTGACCTGTACATTCTCTCCGACTTCAGTTGCCATTACTCGCCAGGAGGATTAGGGTCAGTCCATTCGTCAGTTGCTAAGATAGTAAGTATTTCGGAGTGAGTATATTGTGTTTTGCCATCCAAGAATGAAGGTGTTGTATCTCCATCAAATTTGACAAAAGTTTTCGTGTTAGCTGGATTGATATTATATCTTAGCGTGTTTTCACCTGTCTCATCCACTTGACTAAAATCAACGGAGTCTACTTCATCCGCATTTATTATTACATATTTTCTGCTCATAATTTATTAAGGTACATCGGTTGAGAAGGTTGGGCCGTTTATAAGTATTGCATTAGCTCTAGAATTTCCACTCATATCATATATGTCTGTTCCACTACCTGCTTCAGTTCCGTCTCCCATGCGATACCAAACAAGTGGAGATAAAGATGTTATATCTCCTGGAGTGCCACTATTATATATAGTAGATATATTCCCACTAGTTAAAGCTGAGTCCCAAGTAGCGAGTTCATCGACCAAGCAATCACTAAATCCGTTCCATCTACCGCCTCCTCCAGCCCATATGCTAAATCTTGTGGCATATCCATTAGATGTGTCGGTGCTTGTTACATTTGCTGCCCCGTTAACATAAGTTTTTACATCAGTCCCATCCCAAGTCCAAGCGATGTGATACCAAACACCTGTGTTAAAAGTTCCTGTGAAATGACTTTGAGTTCCAGATAACCAAAGGTAAAAACCAGTTGTTGACATATGTATGCCTGAGTTTCCTCCCGCAAAGCTTGCGTTGAATGTACCATCATTATTATATTTACCGATACCAAACACTGCATCATTAATCGCAAATGTATTAACTTTAACCCAAGCACTTTGCGATACAGGGGTTGTAGTTGCCCATGTTGCACCGCCTAACCTGTCGATAGGTAATGAACCCATGTAGTCATTTGTACCATCAAAGCTATTAGAATAAGTATTAGAAAAAACAGATAGATAATCAATATCCCCTGTTAAACTATAAACATTAGTTCCTGTTGGTACTAAATCCACGACCCCATGTTGCCCGATACTTGCGTTTGGTGTGTTTGAACCGCTTGTATATCCATTTACAGTTGTGCCACTTGTCAAAAATCTGACTTGACCAGCACCACCTTGAACCACTCGGCAATTAAATCCACTCGTAAGTCCCGATGGAACTGTAATGTCAATTCGACTACTTGAGTTGCAAAATATTACTTTTCCATTCTCGGCATTTGTTAAAGTATAATTAGCTGTTTTAGTAACTATATTATAAAAAGCTGTTGCATAGTCTGTACTTGCAGTAGTAGCTGCTGTGCCTAACCCTAAATTCGTCCTACTTGTTTCGGCATTCGCAACATCGGATAAATTATTGGATGCGAGTAGATCGCCCTGTGGAGCGGCCGCTACCAGGTTCGCGACTGTTACCTTTTTAGTTGTACCTTGTGCTGAACCTGTGGTGTCCGAGATATCCGTGATTGGGATGATATCGCCGACTGCTGGAGTTGCCCCAAGTGCTGTTAATGCTGAAATTTTCTTATTCATAGTTTTTAATCAAAAGCTAAAATGCTCCCGTCTTCCGTGTTTAAAAAAGCCCCGTTTTCTGCCCTCAATGAACCATCTATGGGCGGTCCGACTGCACTATCCGCATCGGTGTCCCCAACTAAGAGTCCTAGACAGTTAAAAGGCATTAGGATTTGTAGGCTAAACAGGCTCCACTTGCTAAAGTGAAGCTCGAGCATTCGCCATAAATTACCTGGCCTTGCGAAAATGTAGTTCCGTCCGAAATCAGAGCGGATACATTTTCTACTTTACCAGTGTATGCCGAAAGAACTGAGTCCTCGGTGAATTGGATCGATGTGAATGTGCCAGTGTGAACCGCTGTATCGTTAGCGTAAAGGCTTCCGCCGGCTCCCATTGCATTTAGAATATTTACTCCTGATAATCCCATAATTTTATACTGTTGTTAAAATGTTAACTCCGAAGCTGTAGCTCGGATATGTGTTGACCGAAATTTTATTCATTCCTTCAAGGCGTTCGACTCGGTCGATTTCGAGTGCCAAGGTTTCTTCCGCCATTTGTTCTTGCTGGATGCTTTTTTCCAACTGGCCGTCTGATTTGTACCAGTCTGCAATGGTTGCTAATAATAAGTACCTCTCCAAGAATCTTGGCAGATCGGGATCTCCCGTCTCACCATAACTCGAGGGAGTTACCTGGTTGCCCATCACAAAGACTGAACTTTGAGACGAATTGGCGGGTAATACTAAATACCCATTGATTAAATTGTAATCCAATTTGAATGCTGTTCGATCCGATAATGGATTTTTATCGAAGACCGAAAACACATCCATCAGATTTGCATCGTTGTCTATTTGAACCGCTTTGTCTGCCACGATTGGCGAGGTGACAGCGGCAACAGATTTCTCTACTACTGTCATTAACTCGGGCCATTGTGCGCGGGTCCATGCTCCCTTTACTCGGTCGTTTAACGAGTTCTTGAATGCTGTTTCTTCAACCGATAATAAAGTATCCACCCCGATAGCCGAAGTGAATCGATTTTTAAGCTCGGTGTAGGTTACAGTTCTCAACTTCCGATTACTGTTTCGGGGTTGGCTTTTGCGAAGTCTCGGCGATATTCTGAATCAGACATACAGCCCTTGTTTTGAATCTCATGTCTCAAAAAGGTAGTCGCATCGATGGCAGAAACTAAGCGGAAATCTTTTCCTCCACCAAGTTTCTCGGCATTCTTTCGGGCGGCGATTGCTCGCTTACTATACCCAGCTTTTTCTCGCTCGGCATCCCGTTCAACTTTTTTTGATAAGTAGTGGGCCATCTCTTCACCCGACATTCCACCGCTTCTTTTTCCGCCTTTTACTATGATATTGAGACTCATATTTTAAAGAAAAAAGGGAGGCCGGCCACTTTCCAACCGGCCTCCCCAAATAACACTAATAAACCAAGTTAAACTATTGAACCCAAAGCGCGTGGATTTCCTACCCTCAAAGTCAACATTGCCTCAGAGAATGCGCGTTTTCCGGCACCGTTGTCGGGGAGATCCTGAATTGTAATACCTTCCAAGAACTTTAATGAAACAGTGTCATCACTTGGAATAATATATCCACGATCTGTGTTTACTGTACCCTCTGCGGTGTCAGTCCCACTAGGTGATCCATCCACACGACCCAAAAATAAATCAGGGATGATATTAATTTGGCCGTAATCGGAAATGTAGGTCAGAATTGAACGAACTAAGACCTTACCACTAACATCCTGGTCAAAACTAAAGTTTCCGTTAGTTGTAGTTGAACGGGTATAGTCTGTGATCTTGTTCATAACCGCGGGACCGGCAAAAAGATTCAGATTTCCTTTGGAACCGGAAGCAGTGTAAACAGCTTGAAGGAGTCCACGGAAAGCGGATTCTGTCAAGGATGCAAGGCTTACACGAGAACCACTTACTGCACGAAATGCTTGTTTAGCACTTGTATCGAAAGTATTTCCGGTCGCTGTCGGATCTGACCAAATCCCGAGCCCACAGAGCTTCGCCGCGGTAGAACTTGATCCAACATTTTGATCATTACCCGATCCGATTGCTGTCTCAATTGAACGCTTTAACTGCAAAAGACTTTTTGCTTTGGAAGCGGCGAAAAGAGACCCACCAGGAGCGACATCAATCATTTCTGACTGCCGACTGGTTGCAAACGCATCGCGGATTGTCTGTACCCTATTCCCAAGCCTAGCTCTTGAGTCAATTAAGTTTTGAAAGTTTGATCCACCGGCAGAAAGTGTTAAATCAACACCATCAATTGTTCCTCCGATTTCGGGGTTTGCGAGTGAATCGACAAGCCACTCATTCAGAGTTGCCTTGGGTGCGGCAGACTGTGAAAGCGTAGAATATAGGGGCGTTTCGGTAGGCTCCACAGTACGGAGGACATTTTCTAGGTTGGTTTGTGCGCCTTTGTCGGCGGTCACATTATATGAAGTGCTTAAAGCCATTTTCGTAATTCCTTATTTTAAGATTTTTAAATTTTTTTAGTCCGCTAAGAATGCGGCGAGATCGTTGACCGAGAGATTTTTACGCTCCAAAATCTTTTGCTTATTTGCAGTCTTTCGAGTGGCCGAGGTTTGTACCGGTGGACTTGAATCGCCCATCGTTGTCGGAGGTGCTTTGGCTACCCTTTTGGCTTTAGGCTTGGCCGTCTTGGCCGCCTGATCCGCTTTAATTGCTTCAACTCCTCGAACGAGGGTTGCGGCAATAAAATCGCCATTAGGTAGGGATTTTAGAATGTCTGCATACTGACTTTTTATCTGACCTAAAACGGCTCTGCGTTCTTCGGCGATATCGGTATCGACTTTGTCTGAAATCCACGGGTGAGTATTGATCGTATCCCGTTGCCACTGCGCCGCTGACTGGAGATATTGTGCCCTTTCGGGGATTTTCTCCGTTAGGTAGTCTTCCGCTTGCGTGAGAATATTTCTGATATCCTCATCGGCATATTCCTTCCCACCGGATTCTACATAATCTTTCCCGATGTGTTGTAATGCCCATTTCTTGGCGGCGATTGCTTCCTTTCGTAAGGTTTCCAATGACTCAAAGTCATTTACTTCTTCGAGTGCTGGCTGACGAGATTCCGATTGCTTCTGTGGATTAGCCTTTAGGGATTCGATTTGAGCTTGTAACGCTTCGGCTGTTTCTTCGGCTGACTTGGCTCGGGCGGTCAGTTTATTGACCTGTTTAAGCAGTTTGCCAACAGCTTTGGGCGGTTCAGCTTCTTCCGATCCTGACTCCTCCTCTTCGGCTATCTCTTCCGTTTCCTCCTCTGATTCCTCAGAGTCTTCGGTAGACTGTAAAAGAACATCTGTATCCTGGTCGGTTTCTGCATCTGCGGTTGTGGTCTCGGGACCAACTTCCACTTCAGATTCCTGTGAGGGTTCAGCCTCTTCGACTTTCTCAACGAACGATGCCGTTAATTCTTCCAAAGTGGTGATCCCTTGCGTTTGTGTTTCTGCTCCCGAATCAGCCGGAGCCTCGCTTAATTCTGTATCTGCCATAATTCTGCGTTTAAAGTTCGCACTCTTGCGTTTTTCTGCGCACCGATATGGTACGCCACATCCCATTATGACAGGGGGCCAAGAAAATTTTTCAGGCAGTTTTAAATATTTCCCACGCTTCCCGATATTTCTCGTGCTTGCCTTTGGAATTGGGGTTGTGCGGGTAAACCGCAACTGTCAATGCCCCATCAATCGCAAGGCATGGAATTAGATACCAGGCATCAATGTCAGCGCAGAATATTGCCACCACATCGACTTTTGTGCAGTCCAACGGATATTTGACAACTCGGCCTGTGGTCGTTGAAAATTTATACCTAGCACATCCGTTTTTTCTCTCCGAAACACTCGATTTTTCAGAACCCTTGATTTGAACATTAAATTTCCGACCCGCCGAATTAACGACAATGCAGTCTACCGGTAAATGATCCCCAAGGGGGCAAAAAACTTCTAGGCCGTTTTTTAAAGCTTCAGTAAAAAAAATCTGCTCATAGATGTAGCCGTTACGCTTCGTGTTCTTCGTCATCGTCGAGGTCGATATCGCATTCAAATTCGATCACCTCTTCATCCATCCATTCCTCTATATCCGCCAAAACGATCTTCGCCATATCATGGTCCTCAATGTCGCTCTCTTCGAGCCAGCGATTGAGTAAGGCCCGATGTTCGTTTTTAAATTGCTGATGGGGTGTCAGTGTCTCTTTCGGCATTTTCTAAGCTTTCTACTATTCGTGTTAAACCAGCAATCTCACCGCTAAGTCGGGCGAGTTTCTGAGGGTTATCCACATGGGTATAGTCCTGAAAATCGACCAGGCACATATCCCGCTGTTCTTTAATAAAATCTTTTATTACGAGCCATTCAGTCTGTTCGCCGAGGCCGTTTATTGCATCACCTAGTGTCATTTTTTCCTTCTTATTGGTTTAACTCTTCTGCCCATGCCAACCTTCGATTTCTCCGCCTTCTTCCGTTTCAATTGGCTTTTGCTCATCTCTGATTTTAGCTTGGGCGTTTTACTCGAAACTCTTTTAGTCGGGCGGCAGTATTCATTTGCCTTACCCTGTCCGCATGGTTTGCCGGTCCGTGTATCTTGCCACTTTTCAGCACCCCATCTTTTTAACGAAGACCCAGCCGGAGACTTCTTAACCTGTCCCTTCGACTTCCGACATTTGGCAATCTGCTGAGATGCTCGGGCGGATGGAAATACCTTTACCCGTGCCTTTACCTTTTTGTAGCAAGCGTCCTTTGGCATCTTACCACTTCTTACAGGACCAATACCCCGCCGTTAGCTTTGACTTTTTCTCATCACAACTATGCCTTGCACGAAAAGACTTACGGGCAGATGGGTTAGACTTTCGGATCTTCATCTTGGCATCCCCATAGCGAATTGTCTTCTGCTTACCGCCTTCAGACGCTCGGACTACAAATTTCTTAACCCCATACCCAGCTTCACCCTTTCGGATTCTCCTTGGGCTGTTAACCTTACTTGGCCTTCCGAGTGCTTTTCTTGGCATAGCTTATCTTTTTACCCGATTTCTTGGCGGCGGCTTTAGCTTTAGCCATTCCTTTAGGCGTGTACGAATAATGTTTCTTTCCTACTTTTGGCATAATATTTCCTTTTTATTTAAGCGGCCATCGATGTGCCTGGTACATTGCCGGGGGCAGTACCTAGCTGGCCAATTATTGCGTTTCTTTGTTGAGCTTGCATCATTTCAAGCTGTCCCGCATATGTCTGAAGTCTCTTTGCGAAGTTCTCATCCTCTTGCATCCTTTGCTGTACATCGGTTGCTGGCACTTCGGGAGTTCCCTGAAGGTACTCTTGTAACTTCTGTAAACGAAGTTGAGAATTTACACCCTGTTGAGGTACATTAACCACTTGTCCCGATGCAATCTTAGCAATGTCTGCGGAAGTTTCTTGGATTTCCTTGTCGGTTGCTTCTTCAACTGGGGCGATCAATTGACCGGCAAGATTAGGATCGATTGCTTCTAAAACTTTACGAAGATATACATCATATCGACCAACTCCTTGACGGTCATAAGTTGACATTAATTTACCAACAGTATCGAGCTTCTGAAGAACCTTCTCCTCGTCCTGATTCATCGAGTTCCATGTGATATTAAAATCATACACCTCGGCAGTCTCATCGAGCATGAGCATCGCACCCTGTTCATTATTTGTTACCCGAAACCATATCTGTGGTCCGCCGTAAGTCCGATCCAAGCACCAAACCCGATTTAAAATCTGTTTGAATCCATTGAGCCACTGATTAACCAAGTGCTGGCGAATGCTGTTTGCTTCTACCGCATCCTCGGGCGATGTTGCCCGGCCGGTTATCTTATTGGCGAGTTGTCTAATTTGCATCTCCACTTCCATCGAGGCTTGCGAATACCTCGGGATCTCCATGAAACCAACTTCTCCCCTTCGGCGGACTGCCAAGGTTGCCCCTGGGCCTATCCTCTCGGGACGGCGGCCAGCCAAGTGCTCCACGGGTGGCAAGGTACTCATCGAGGCGCGGTCTCGCCGCGCATCCATCTCGGTCTTAACTGCGATTTGATAACTCTTTAAAAGCTCGGGGTAACCTCTTGAATCGAGTAGTCGGTGATTTAGGTTCTCCCTAGTAATGCAGACAAATGGATATCTGCCCTCATCGTATTCCATCGGACTATGAAAACCATGCCCTTCGGCCTCATCCGCCCAACAGGTAATCGTGCAAATAGGTACATCGTCTTCATCTAATTCCTTACGATATGTTGTAATAACTCGGACCATGCCTTCATAATCCTGTGTGCCATAAAAATTACCGGTATCGTAAGACATTAAATCAGAACTATAACTCTCAGGTGCATAAAAACCCTTACTGTTCTCCAGTACCTCCTCAATCCACTTCTTATCCCATCCCTCATTGACCTTCTGCATGAGTGCTTCGGGAGAATAATAGTGAATGCAGTGAATGCTCCTGGCAGATTCTAAATCGATTACATTTGAATCGATGATTATTTCTCTGCCCAATTCATACGCCTTAATTGCCGGTCTGTTTACTACCGCCTTTTCAGTCGGAACTTTGGAAACGCCTTTATTGCGAAGTTCGTTAATCATCTTCCGAACTCTTCGCTTTTTCAGATTCGGGAATAGCGGAAATAGCATCTCTTCAACTCCCTCTTTCATCTCAGGATCTTGGATGGCCATTGCAAGCTCGGGACTCATCTGTGCAATCTCTTCGAGGCTAATATCCTTAAATACTCTTGTGGTTTCACGCTTCCAGTAAGTGCCGAAGAAAGTAATTCCATTTTGCAGTAAATAGTTCGCTCCGATGGCGGCTTCCCGAGGAAGTTCTGTCATTGAGTTCATCCGCCATTTTAAAAACTCGCTCACCAACTTAGCCGAACCAATGTCGGAACTTTCGACGGGAGCGGCTACGAGGTTGGCTTGGCTGAGTGACTGACTAAGTAAGGCTACATCCCCATCAATCAACGGGTTAACCAGGTTTGGCTCGAGATCACTGGAGCCGTCCCAAGGAAATGCCTCCGGTCCGTTCTTCTTGCCTGACTCATCCTTGCCAGCCCATTCGTTAAATCGACACTCCCTACCCTGTTCCGCTTTATCCATCCAAAAGCTCAAGTCTGCTTTCGCATCTTCAAACTCTTTTTTGATGGCATCTACATCGGGTCCTTTTTCGCTAAATTCCTGTATTTCCATTTTTAATCTCCAATTCTAACATTATTTTTTTTAAATTACTCAGGGCTCTTTTTTCGATCCTTCTCATCGTCTCAAAACCAACCCCGCTAAAGTCTGCTATCTCCTGTAAAGTATGACTCCTCGGATCTCTTCCCGCCTCAAATGCCGCCAAGCCCTCCTCTACCACCATTTCCCTCAACATAAGATCAATCCGCTTCTCCGTCTGATCATGCGATTCGATACAAATCATCGTCTCCCTCGACTTTTTTGACATAAATTTCCGATTTTGGAGGGTGATTGGCTCCTGGTCTCTTAACGCACCTCGCAATCCCTTCCCGATCATCAAAGTGGATAAGCATAAGGCGGGGATTTGGGACGAGTTTAAGCACCCTAGCCTTTTCTATCTGCTTTGCCGGCGGGGCGGGCAGTTCGATTTTACCATCCGATTCCTCAGACCAAATCTTCTGACAGCTAGAACGAGGGATGCCCACCCCTTTACTTACCTTCGGCCAGCTTAATCCAGTCTTCCGTAAAATTACCACTTGGTCCCTCTGCATTTGACTCCACTTTTTAGTTACTCCCATAATTAATACCCTCCTCCACCTGTTGAAATTAATTCGTCCTCGCTGAAATACTCGAAATTACCGATGCAAAAATACCTGGCATTATCTACGAAATCTTTGCTCGGACATTTTAGCCCAGCACTTGGTTGGTAAGCTTGCATACAACTTATTAGATTTTGACACTCATCGCTGAACATCAATTTAGGCTTATTATCCAAATCCATCTCTTTATCCCGATCCCATGCGAGTAAATTATTAATAGCCTGTAATCCCGTCTCGATGTCTAACGCTTCGGCCGGCTGAACAATAATATCTTCGTCCATTAAATCATCGATTATGTTGGAAGATCCTTCCGACTTCTGATAGCTCGCCGCTCCCAAACGAGGGTCGATTATGCGGATGACCTCACTATCCCCACATACCTTCTCCATTCTCCTAATCTCATCGGCATAATCCGCCAGGCCGTACCCGTTCGGTTGGGCAGCCTCGCCGGCACTTAGCTTGTCCTTAGTTAAGTCAATCCATCCTCCCCATGTGTCGAAGTCAGGAAACTCCTTAACCGCCCAGGCGACTCCATGTGGATCGATTGCAAAGAGGACCATTGTCCAAGGTTTTGCTCCCGCCGGATCGATGGATAATACCCAGTTGGCATCCGAGAAATCGGGCAGTTTGTCCGATGTTACGAAGTTTTTATCGGTCAAATTAGGGAAAATAGCCCTAGACTGCCTCACAGGCACTCCATACGCCCGACATAAAATAGTTTCCCGCTTCTCGCCTTCCAATTGATTCTTCATCGCCGCCCAGCCGCCAAAGGGATTCGCCGCTGTATGGAAATAAACCACAGAACTGGCTTTGCGGATGGGCTGTTGAACGAGGGGGACTTCTTCGCCGTCTAATAGGTCCGCTTTCGTTGACTCTATGGTGCGGGCACCGGTGAGCATCGATTTTACGACAGAGTTCCATCCGTCAACGGCGGTGAAGCTGATAATTCCCTTGGAATTGCGGGTAACTGTCCTAAAACGAAGGGTATTTACCCATGACATCGGTACTAATTCGTCCGCCCAATATCCGATATTATGTGTTCCATTGACTGGATCTTGCGGTGAGCCAATCTCTCCTCCCTCAATGGTGCTGATATCTTGGGACCAGTTACGGAAAATACACTGACTTCCGTTCGGCAAAGTGAACTTTTGCGAGGTAAATCCATTTTTAAGCGACCACATTACATATCCTATCTTACCTCTCCCCAACGACTTAAACTCTTTTGGGAGAGCATCGTAAACGAGCTTCTGTTGGAATTGCACAGAATTTGCCGATGTTTCTGTAAGACACCATATAATCGTGCCGGGGTTTTCAACGAGGGATTGAACTACCCGCTTGGCCGCCCAAAAACTCTTTCCAGCCCTATTCCCTCCCATGACCAAGATCTCGGCATGAGTCTTCAGTTCCTTATCCGCTAACTTCCAGGTATCAAGTTCAAAGCCATGCCGGTATGGATCATCCTTCTCGAGCTTGATCGCTTCCTCACGCTTTTCCCAATATGCGAGGATTGATTCGGGGGACATGGACAGCATCTCTGATTTTGTCAGAGGCGGTAAGGCGGGGTGCGGTGTCCAGGTAAGTGGCATAGTTCGATTTTAGCAGACTGGAGGGCGAGTGGTACGCAATTGGGCAAAATTTTTTTATGGGACACAATCGGTCTCGGTGACCGGCGGGCCGCAAAATCCGACCCCCCTCCCCCCCTGTTGGAGTTAACCGATTTAATTACACAACTTGCACGATCCTAGATCATTTACATAAAGCACTAATAATCAATGCCTTAATATTTACACTAATTTCGTGTAATAGTGATTATGTCTAATTGTTCTTGCCAAATCCCTTATTGATAATTCATTATCATTATGCCACACCGATTAAAATCATGCCTACAAAAAGACCGAGAGCATATCAGAAAGCCGAGAACCTTCCGGCTAATTTAGTTGTCGAGGAAGCCTGTCCCGCAGTTTGGACCGGACAGAAGCTTTTCGATAAGAGGCCTAACGATTATGCTAAATGCGTTCAGATGCTGGCAGAGGGTTCCACGATCACAAGTATTACAAAGCAGTGTAAGATATCCGCCCATACAGTTGCAGTCGTCAAGTCTCGAGAACAGGAAACACTGAAAGATACGAAAAAGCATCTTAGAGGATTAATCGGAACAGCGACCCAGCTTGCAGTTGAAAGTCTGATAACTAAACTCCAGGACGATGAAATCCCATCAGGAGTCCTACCAATCGCTACCGGCATTCTAATCGACAAGCATCGCCAGTACGAAGGTGAACCTACTCAGACTATCGAAGTGAAGAAATCTTTAAGCCTGGATGAGATCCGAGCCGAGCTTGCCAATCTGAAGGATGAAAAAATCATCGAGGCCGAAGTCACCGATACATAATAATCAAAGAGAGTGGTATGCTCTCCTAACCTTATTCTTCTTTTTCCTCGAACGGGATCTTATAATCGACAGCCTGTTTATCATACTTCAGATAATATTTGAAATATTCGGATAAATATAAACCGACATATAATTCCATATATAGCGTTTAAAGCCCCGTAGAGGACGCTGAGAGCGTTTTTAGCCTCCAACCTATACAATCTACCACACTAGGGCATAAGACCGCCAATCCCGCCATTCCTCTGAATGCCCTCTTTGCTGTGATTGAATTTAGTCTGAGTGATACCGAGCATAGTATTATCTGAGCGATTATATTAAGGCTAGCAGATAGATGCCTTGAACGAGTGATACCTGTTCTGCCGGTTAATCGGTTAGACTGATGGATCGGTTTTAATCTTCTAATCGAGTGAGCTTGTAGGCTGGCAATGTAGTCCACCTGGTACGGCCGCCTAAAGCGGTTGGCGGACTGGTGCGTAAGCTTTAGCTTTTGGGCCGGCTTACGGGCCAAAGCATTAGTCCGAAGGAGGACTACTAACAGCCTGTATTTTTTCATGTTGGAGAGTGGGCCGAATTTAATATTATATATATTATATATATATAGATTTTTCGGACTACTATCAGATCAATCAAAAAATTAACTTATTCGCTTTCAAGATTTAGTCGTAAAGAGTAGATAGTTTGATTGCCTGGACCGCCCGTTTCGATGTCAATTTTGTCCTTAATTTCGGACAGAATCTTGGTAAAAATGTGGTTATCTATTCGATTATTTGTTTGCTCTTTTAGGAGGGTAATTGCTCGCTCTCTTCCGCAAATCGGCTTATCTTTTAACAGATCGAGGAACTTCTCGGATAAGGCCTCATTAATCTTTTTTTGAATTGTGGAGGTTTGACCTGGCTTTCTGAACTTAGCCTCGAGGTCGGGCTTATGTCGGAAAAGGGGGAAGGTATCGGCAGAGAATTCGAGGACTTTGGGGGGTGAGAATGGGCAGTTTCGGGAGGTGGTTTCGAGGACTAAGTGTTCCTCTTCCTCGTGGGCGGTGAGGGTGAGGATAGCATCGGGATCACGGGCAAAGACACCTGAACCACTCGCTCGGTCGATGTGATCGGTTTCTGACTTGTTCCCCTTGGAGAAGTGGTGGGCAAAGACTATTGCGGCACCGGTTTCCTCGGAGAAGTCTTCGATTAGATTGACAATTTCGCCTACAGCCTTGGCATCGTTCTCGTCTATACCGGTGGCTAATTTATAATATGGGTCGAGGATAATTAATTCGTAATTCCTCCTTTCCACTCGAATCTTGGTTAGGAGGTCCAACAATTCAGTCCGGTAACCTCGTAGTGGCCAATAGTCTAGCCGAGGGTTTAGTGGCATCTCTCCTTTAAACATGGCCTTGGCTACTCGCTTTATCCGATCTGTACCGAAGAATTTCTTCAGCTCGAAGTCTAGGTATAGAACCTTACTCTGCTTAACCGGCATCCCCAGCCACGGCATCCCATTGGATGCGGCGATGGCCAAGTTAAT